ATCAAACGCTGAAAGCTCTCCATATTCAGAAGAACTCTCAAAGATGACTTCTGTTTTTTCGTCGAAGATTCCGATTAGAGGTTCAGCTTCGGTATTTAGATGAACTTTTATTGCGAACTCTTCTTCGTTGAAGAAGACTTTGCTTAAGTCATCGTCTAGCATCTCATTAAAAGTCATAAACCCTTAAACCTCAGTAAACCAAACACTAGATAGGGTCTTTATGGTCATAGGTAAATCAAAAACAATCAAAGACATTTTAATCACCTCTAACCATTCAACTTAAACAAAATCTCTGTAACACCAGCTTCTTTAGCTTCAAGTGCAATACCAAGAGGTACGTTTGTTGTACCTTTTACTTTTGTAGCCTGAGCCTGTTCTCCATCCCAGTAGAGTAAATCTCCAACAACAATCACATCGTCAGGATTCACAACCTCATGGTAAGTTTTAGTGAGAGCTACAGGGATGGTGTCTCCCACTACACCTGTACTGAGTGCAACACCACAACGATTTTTTAATGGGACGATTGAGTCAACCTTAACGTCTTCTGTTAGAAGAATCTCAATCACCTCTCCATCTTTGTGTAGCTTTGCCATTATGATACTCCTTTGTTTTTAGCCATACCACGGTAGTCTGTAGCACTTACACCAAAGTCTAATTCCACATTAAACTCTATGCCATCAAGACCTTTGTTTGTCATTTCAATGATTGGCATTTGGCTTGTGTTTCCTGCTAAGAAACCAACTGCTATAGTTCTTATTTTGGCTGCTAAGATGAACGCATCTTTTAAGCGTTGCTCTTCTACTAAAGTATAAAGATTGTTGAACGGATTAACCACTCCTGCATTTTTACCATCTACCGAAGCTGTGCTTCCTAAAAGTTTTCTAGCTGTCAATCTGTTTTTACGACCAACTAGTAAAAAGGATGGAGTAATGTTAAGTGCAATCTCATCTTTACCGTCGGTATAGATTTGCTCTCCCATTATGGTGTCTAGTTTTTCAAGAGAAGCTTCACTTAATGCAGCAGCTGTTCCAATGTTTTTGTGGTCTGCGTGGAAAATAGCTTTGTCATCTCCCATTTTGTAGTTCTTGTAGATACCTTCAGATAACAACATGTCATAAACATGAGTGTTGACTGTTCTTTTTGCTTTATCAATAAAGTCTTTGATAATCCCAAGCAATGCTCCGAGGTCATCGTTAATCATCATTTGTCTAGTAAATAAAAGTTTTTCACCATAGGAGTCAATCGACCAGGTTCTGCCATTTTCTTCAAAGGTGACATACTTTCTCTCTCCCTTTTCAGATACTTTGTCAAAAATTCCTAAAATGCTTTTCCTTTGAATAAACTGTTTTGGTCTAAAGTCTTGAAAGTACTCTACTTGTGTCCAAAGCTGATAGGTTGTTTGTATCTCATCCCAACTCTTCTCTAAAACTCTTTGAGCCACACCCAAAAGAATGTTTGGAAAAGAAGCTGTTGTCATGGCTCTTTTAACAATGTCTTCTCTGTTAAAGTTGTCATGCATTCCTGTTGAAACACGAGCAAGGTCTAAAAGAGTTGCTGTAGCAAAACGATTTACATCAGGATGTGGAGTTGGAAGATGATAACCAGCCCTCATTAGTAAACTGTCTGAAATTGCTTTATTAATCTCTGTTTGACTGTTAGGCTCTACAGCTCTTTGAAAACCTAAATCTACTTGACCCTCTCTTTGCATTCTTAAAATCTCCATTCCAAAATCTTGTTCTGTTTTAGAGTCATCACCTAAATAACGTTTAAGCGTTGCATCTTCCTCTCCTATGTCATGTTTTCTAGCTAAGAAAGTGATTTTTTCTTTTCTCTTATCGTTAGCCATAACTCTTTTTAACTCATCGTTTTCAAGTTGAAGAGCATCTCTCTCAAGCTTATCTTGCTCTGCTATTAATCGTCTTTTAACTGTATCATCATCAGATTCTTTGATTTTTGCTTTTAAGCTCTGAATCTCTCTTCTAATTTTTTCTAAATTCACATCTTCTCCTTGCTTTAATTTTCTATTAACACCTGCGTTTGCATCTGCTCCAATGGTTACCAAAGAGGCTTCCAATAACTCCCATTTTGTTACATTAACTTGGGTAATCTTGTCATCTGCATCTCTAACTTCTGACTTTTCAATAATACGTCCACCAACACTGATTTCATCGAGCGTTCCCTCCAATACCATTTGCCAAGGAATTTCTGCTTCAGGATTTGCTTTAGAGAAAATAGCATCAGCTCTTAGAACAGAGTCTTCAACTCTCACATTTTCCAATAAACCAATAGGTCTTAAGCTAGAATCATGGGATTCCAAAAGTTTTGGATTTTTTCGAGTAATCACAACACTCTCATCTGTATGCACAAGCACTTGTGGATAACAATCTGTCTCATAGTTACGTCTGTTCCACTTACACGTGGTTACAGGTGCTTCAGTACTAATCACAATAGGAACTCTTCGTTCCTCTTCATTAATCGTTGCATCAGTATCAATGGTTGCACCACGAAAAATCATATTTTCATCTTTTGGCTTCATTTGTTTAGGCACTCTATAACTCCTCTTCTTCAAATATTCCTGCTTCTTGTAGCAGTTTTTTTTCTTTAACTCTTTGAGCAATAACCTCTTTTAAGTCTTTTCCTCGACTTCCTAACACCTCTTCATAAGTAATTAAACCTAAAGCCAACTCTCTCTCAATGGCTTTTATGTCTTGGAGTGGGTTAACCCATTCTCTTTTGGGGGCTATCCATCTTGCTTGTGTAAACTTAGTTCTGTTCTCATAAAAATGAAATGGAGAAACAGGAAGGTTTCCTGCTAAAACATTGGCTTCTAGCCATGCATCAAAGATGGGGTTAAGAACATAACGTGCCATAAGTGTCTGCTCTTCATCAAACTTTTTATGGTCCTGCAGGATTGAAGCTCTTGCAGATGAAAAGTTTACTTGAGAATAATCTCTAAATGCTAACTCATAAGAGATTTTACGACCAACGGCTATGAGCCTGATGGTAGACTTAATAAACTCTCCAAACTCTCCTGTACTTTTTGCACCGTCAAGTTGGTGCATTTTCTCACCCTTATTAAGGTAATAGACAAAGGCATCATTAACAAACTCTATGGGGTCGTGACCTTTTCCATTATTTTCTCTAAAGTTTTGATGTGAAGCGATGTTCTCTGTCTCAATAGCGTAAGCCAGTGAAGCTCTAGCAGATGCACCCTCAACCGTCAGGTGTGTATATTTTGCGAAGTTGCGTAGGTCGACTATGGTTTGTTTGTATTCGCTAATACCTCGGTACTGAGTCGGTCGGTTGTCTCGCTTGTAATAATGAATAATGTCTTTGGCAGGTACGCGTTTGGTATTTAGATGACCTTTAAGATTGTAAAACTTAGGCTCTCCCATTTTTCCAAGGTCTATGCCGTCTACAAAAATGTTATCAAATGTTTTGGGCATGGTTGAAGCTACAGCAAAACGGTCTGCTTCTATGGATTGAAGTTGCAAAGGATGTCGTTTGTTGTTTGTTTTAACAAGTCTAATGAGTATCTCGCCATCAGTCATTCTCGCACCTGTCCATGTCTTTTGCATATCGTGCAGGTGTTCTCTTTTAGTCACGTCACAGTTTTTAGGTTGAATCCACCCTTCCCAATGTTTCTCTATAGCTACGTCAAGGTTTTCAATGCCTGTTTTCGACTGGAGCTTCAATCCATTGCCGATAGAATTTACAATAATAGAATGGTCAATGCCACCAATGATGCCATTATTTTCGTGCAGGTATCTAGCTCTAGCTCTCATTATGTCACGAGAAGGTGCAGCCGTTTGCTCGAAGTCTTGCATGGCTTGAAAAAGGGTACGGCTACCATTGTGCTTTCCACCTTCGTAAAAAGTCCGTTTGATGTCCTTACCTGCTAGTACTCTCATAGCATTGGTAATTCGGTTAATAGCCAATGACAATTTTAGACTTTCGGTTAACTGCAATAGGATCTGAGTTTAAACCCTCAACGTAGTTTTTACCATGTTGTGCTATTTTTTCAAGTAGGTTGTCTCTTTCTAAACGAAGCTCTGAAACTTCTTGTTGAATTTTCCTGTTGTTGATGTCACGAGAAGAAGCCATGAGTGCTTTTTTTAATTGTTTTTTAGTAAATTCCAACTCTTGACCTAAAGTTTCCAAAAGATACTCCTCTATTAAATTATGTCAAACTTTAACTGTTTTGAAAACCAAAGTTAATTAAGAGTAATTCTCTTATAGAGTTTTGTTCTTATAGACTATTTAGACCAAGATGAAAGGTTTTAAAATCTATTTTGTCCTCAAAAACACTTGCCTCACTCCACTTTTATATTATATCAATAATTATCCAAATGACTACCATCTACACCTCTAGCACCTCTACTTTTATTTACACTTTTTGAAACCTTAGACATTACCTTTGGTTTTTGAATTTCAGTCGGTCTTCTTTGCCGTCTGTGGTGTAGGAACTCTGCTAAAAAAGTATTGTACGTAGCACAATCAAAAAGGTGGTTATCTTTTTTGTAACGTTTCCATTCAAACTTCTCTATACCACGGTTTTTAATGATTATTCGGTACTCTGATGTAAGTTGTTCGTATAGAACTGCGTCTGATTGGGCGTGGAATGTAACAACATTTTTTTCGGACAACTCCCCTTTTTCTATGAGCTTTAGGCTTCTTTTTATTTTCCCTTCATAGATGTCTTTGAAATTATTTGGGTTGAGCGTATAGAGTCGTATATTGTATGTCTCTTTCTCTTGTGTTGTAATCTGATAACGAGCCTCCATGGTCGTTTTACCTTTTACAGGTATACACATATCTTCGTTTTCCATACAAAACTCATAGACTTCATCTGTTCTATATCCACTATCTATGGCACATACGGTTATTTGGTAAGCTCTCTCCTCGATGTCTCTATATTCATCACGCATGATGTTTTCTATGTCTTCCCATGTCTCGGCTCTGCCGTATTGAAGTACATGGTAAGAAACTCCATAAAGTAAACAGCGAACCTCATACCAAAAGTGGTCACCTTGCACATCTACTGACATTACTATTTTCCATGTGTCTTTTGGCACAATACCCTCATCAATTCCGATTACAAGTTTTTTAATCTCATCGGCATCTGTTTTTTTAACCATTGGCTTGTAGACTTCAGCTAAACGCGTATTGATGAAGCGTTTCATGAGTCTGTCATCGCCCTCTTTGAGCTTTTTCTTGGCTTTTAGGTACTCTTCTATGATTCTAATCCAAGAGGTCCAACCAAGAGGAGAGTAAAAAGAGTTGACTTTAAATCCTTTTACTTTATGCTCTTGCTTGTCTATATATTTGGCACCGTTACCATAGTTCATCATCCATGATTTTTTATGCTCTTTGATTAAGCTACCACAATGCTCACAACAAAACTCTACATCAGAAGTGAGTTTATAGCTTTCAGATGTATATTTAAAATGCTTGAGGTCAAATTTAACCATGTTTGATTTGTTTTGAATAGCTACATCTTTAGGAGTACACTCTGGGCAAGGCATATAGTATTCAGCTTGGGTTGACTCTTCAAACTCTACTTGAATGTGACTCATGCCGTCTACTGTAGGCGTAGAGTTTTCATAAATCTTTCTGTTTGAATAAGAGTCGGTACGGTTGTCAATAAGCTCAATAGGAGACCCCTCTCCATCAACATCATCGACAAAACCATCAATGTCATCTTTTATGGCTACAGATATGGAGTCGGAACGGTAAGAAGCTGTGGAGTTAGAACCGTAGATAGAAGCAGCACCACCTGTAAACATCAACTGGGTAATGGTAGAATTTTCGCCTGTACCTTTGTTTCTTGGAAACACTACCTCCTTTAAAACTGAGGTAGTGTATATCATCTTCCAAAGTTTCTTTTTGGCATGACGCTCTGCAAGTGAATCTGTAGGAAGCCACATACCAATGGAACGTGGGTCTATGTGCATGTAATAACCTATGATGTTGTTACCAAGTTCAGTAAACCCAAGCTGTGTACCCTTTATAACGACAGCTTTTTGAACAGGAGATTGTGGACTCATAACATCCATAATCTCTTTAAGATAAGGAGTTCGTACTGTTCTCCATCGACCAGGTTCAGCATTACCACGAGGAATTTCACGAAACTCATCAGCCCAATCAGATATTAGAAAGTTTGGTAAAGGTTTCACAGAATTCACAAAGTTTAACTCATTAAGCTCTTTAAATTCTATTATCGGAAGTTCTGACATCTTTATCCTTTTGCAAAATTACTAATTTTCACTAGTGTTTCATATATCTCCTCTTTTAATTCAACTTTTAAATAGTGCTTATCCTCTTCAGAAAATCTCAATCTAGGTATAAATCTATCAGGTAAGCTAGACAATGTATCCCTTACGAAAAGCCCTGCATTTGAACCATTTGATTTAGCAACATCTTGTGGGATGTACTGCTTCATCTTAACAGCCAAATCAAACTCTTTATTTTTAGCATCTGCCAAATCTTTTCGTTCACGAGCTGGTAACATTTCTACATCTTCACTGTCATCTACTCTTCTATTTACTTGTTTAATGCCATTATCATAGAGCCACTGTATGGCATCAAAAATATAATAATGATACTTGCCTTTCTGAATAGATGGCATTCCGTCATTTCTATAATTATTCACTTGCCTCTTGCTTACACCAATAAAATCAGCAAATTCACTAGAACTAAACTCCATTTCCCACTTCCTTAACTAAATTTCTCACTTTCCCATAAAAACTAAAGACACACAAACACCATAAAACAACACTCCTTACTTAATACTTCCCACTTGGCAACCGTGCAAGTGGGAAGTGGTTTTTAAAGGTATATCTAGGTAAAAAACGGTATTCCTTGAACCGTAGGCTTAACAACCTCTCAGGAGTACCTTTTTTTATTTTCCTACATAGAAATTCAAATGTCTCTCCAAAGTTTTCAAATAATTCTCCTCAACCTTATTGAACCCTCTATCCACTATCTCTTCTGTAAACATATCTGTTATTGATATTGTTGAAAGCTTCTTGATTGGTAATCTACTGTTCCCTTCTCTCTTAAAGAGTTGCTTGGTGGCATAGAACCCACCACGCAACTCTTTAGCTTTACCTCTTCGCACTTTTACTTTAACTATCTTTCTTTGGTATCGTCTACCTTTTCGGTTCACAGCAACTCTCTTGGTAGTAATCGAAGAGATAAACTTTGCCAAATCTAACCGTTGTGAAGTAATGGTTAATTCAAAAGAGTTATTATCTCCTGAAGCCTTACGCACCTTAACCTTACTCTTCACGTCAGCACTCTTAATATTATATTCTCCACGAATATCTTTAGCCACCTGACTGTTAAACCGTCTACCCTCATGGTTGGAAGTTTTGTTAACAACTTTATTCAAAGTTTTCTTATCCAAAAGTTTCAGCAAGTTTTCTACGCCATCAAGCGAA